CAGCTACTCCTATCTACGCTGGAATTGCAATATCATAAAGTGTCAGTTCTACGTCAATTTCTCAAATTTACTAATTTTCGTTACGGTAGGTGGTTAACATATAGATCGGCATTTCCTAAACGCATGAACGTCGCCATAGAAGATGATAAGCTGGTAATCAGCGTATATGTCACAAATAAACAATATTATTTTGATAAGGACTGTGATTTGAATCACGCATTGGTCTTTGTAATAGTTGATCAAGAGGCCAATTATGTTCTTGATAAGTCGGTAGTTAGAATGAAAACCATAGCCGACAGTGTCGAACCTAAGATGGTTGAATTGTATCTCGCTGTACAAAATTGTCCTAATTGGTATCATCTGGAACCTTTGTTCCGGACAGATAGAAAACACACAGAAGTGCAGAAAACTAGACCTTCGGCTATTATGAGACATGCAGTACGACAATATGATACTTATAAAGATCAAGCAGTTCGTAATACAGGAATCGTGTTCACCGATGATAATCAGTACACAATGCAGCATAGATTGTTCGGTAGTAATGAGTTCTCCGATACATTTGTGAGACAAGGAAAAAACTCTCTTACAGCGGAGAAGCAGGTGGCTGCCTTGACAAAATACGGCAAGGACGTTGCAAATTTGAACGTTCCACCACCCTTAGTGGCTTGCGTACACAAAGGTATTAAATTCCTAGTAGACGCTATGGGGCTTACAAAACACTTGGGCACGTTACCTTTCACCTTCAGACCCCAGGAAGTATATGACATAGAGTCAAAGCCCACGTCCGCAGGATTGTTTGCAGGACATGATAGCAAAGTTAAAGCCATAGGTGGTAAGATTAAATTCATTATATGTGGTACGAAAAAACACAAGGACATATACACTAAACAATTGGTTCATGACATTTTAGAGGAACTCAACGCAGGAACGTCGTTATCAGAGGTAAAGAAGATGATCGATCAGGCATGTAAGGTAGAATTTAAAGATGAACACTATAAGAAGATGCCTAAATCGGAAGAAGAGGCCAAAAAGTTTGAAATGAAAGTTCGTGACTACTTCATTCAGACATTTCCTGTGTACATTTTGTCTTATGTAGCTCAAAAAGACAGACAAATGTTCGAAAGAGGCCATGTCATAAAGATAGGACACAGCTGGTGGCATGGAGGAGCTCAACACATAGCTGAGAGAGTCGGAGCGTTTGATCCAGATATGGTTTTCGATGATGCAGACTTTGATGGACTTGATACCACATTATCTCGCCCCCTGTTGGACCTGTATTCAGCTAGCACTCTTATGTATTACGATCAAGATTATGAGTTTGATTTGTTAAAGAAACTTGTCAAATTGTCCGGTGAGTTGTTATCTGTAAAGCACACTAATCTCACAGCAGGAGTGTGGCGTACCATAGTTGGTGCTATGCCTTCTGGGGCTTTCCAAACATCTCATGGCGATTCTTGGTGTGTGGCTGTAGCTTGGTACACCTTTGTAGCATTTGTCATCTCCCAGAATCCTCATATGGCTGGAGAAATTTTAGAAGACCTTAAAAATAATAAGATCGGCATTGTAGTTTATGGAGACGATGCGATATATTATTATCATAGAAAGTATATTAAACTGTTAAATATTAAGATATTTTCCGAATTTGTTGCTAGGTTTTTGAAAATGCAAATGAGAGATATTAGATTGGATGTACCGTTCTTTTCTCAGCCCAATATGACAGGTGAGTGCACCCCAGGAATCGTCTTCTTGAAGAGAAATTTCATAATCACCCCACCCAAGATTAGAAAACGCTACCCTGGTATAGCGAGCGTGCTCCCTTATAGGCCGACGTCTAGTGCTGAACATAAACTGGTATTTGGTTCTTCCTCGTCCAGATTTACGAACGAGTGTGAAGCAATTTCCATGGTGGGTGCTGCATATGATACGTTCGGTACCAATTCCGTTACATTTGATCTTGCTGAAACAGCGTTTAATGCTTTAATAGTCAAGTATAAAATAGGTGATCTTTCAGCTATAGCAATGAAATTTCCAAAGTTATCTGAGAAATATACTCGAAAATTAGCTGTTACGGCAGAAGAGTTGTGGGCCGGTTTCCCTACGTTGGATAGCTTGTTGCGTAGGCACATTTACGAACCTACAGATTACCCTCAATTTAGGGCGTATCACTATGCGGATCTTAAAGCAGCTGGTTACTTTGGATGAATTAGTAAAGATAAG